CTTGGCCCAGAAGCGGCCTGCCGCCACCATTGGGCCGCCGGGCCGGACGCTCGTCGTCGTCCTCGCCGCTGTTGGGGGTCAAACCGTAGCTCGCCATTCTCTGCTCCATCGCCTGCCAAAACGCCGTCTGGTGGCGTTGAAGACCCTGCGTCGTCAATTCGGCGTCGATGGCCCGCACGATGTTGCAATCGGCATCCGGACTGGTCGGGTCGAACCACGGAAAGCGATCCTGAAACCGGTCAAACTTGTCGGCAACTATTTCCGCGACGGCCGGATCGGGACGAGTCTGCTGCTGGGCCGGCGGCATCTGTTGCTGCGGGGGCTGCTGGACCTGCCCGCCCTCGCCCATCCGTACCCGCTGCTGCTTGCTGTTCCACAGGCGGGCGACGACCTCGTCACGCAGCCGGTTGACCTCGGCGTACTTGTCGCCATTGTTGGTTTTCACCGCATCGGCCAATTCCTGATCGGCCATGCGGAGCGCCTGCTCCAGACTGCTGATCTGGCCATCGAGGCTGTTGGCCGCCAAGCCAACCTGCCCATAGGTCAGCCGTTGGACGACACCACCCAACTGCTGAAGCTGCTGGGTGAGCATGTCGATCTGCTCAGCCTGTTGTCGGGTATATTCGCGATTTCGCGCGTTGCGGCGGGCACGGCGCGACTTCGATTCACGCTCCTCGGGCGGCCCTTCCCCGGTGTCCTCGTAGGCCAGCCGGGAGTCTTCTTGGTCGAACTCCTCGGCTGGCTTCTCACGACTTGTCGGTTTGTCCTTGGGCACATCCCAGTCGGTCTTGTCTTCGGAAGGATCGATGTCTAGGTCGGCACCCTCGGAATCGCCGCCAACCATCGCCACATCCGGGTTTTCTTCGGCTTCCTCGGGCAGGGAAAATTCTTCGTGCTTCCCGCCGTCGCCGCGTCTTACGGGTACTGCCATGGGGAACTCCTAAAGTAATGTCTTGATCGTCAGCGGATCGCCATAGATCACACCAATCACATCGGAGTCGTTCATCGTCATGAACAGGGCGTCCCGGTTCCACTCATCCTTGAGCGGGACGGCAATTCGGTCGCCACCGTACATCGGACAGCGGATGAACTGGCCGGGCACGCACCAGTCGCCTTCAGGCCACGGCTCCATGGTCGCGCGAGTGCGAAAAGCCGCCGGACCCATCGACCTGACCAAGGCGGTCTGGGTGCGGAATTTCTCGGCATCAACCGATTCATCGGGATACCAGAGCGTCTTGCCGTTGGTCAGTTTCTTGAAGGAGCCCGGAGTGCGAAGCTGGACCAGAATACGGGTCCCCACCGGATGATACGGCGGCACTACATCGGGATAATTGGTCTGGTAGTCCTCGGTATAGGCTTTCCCGAGAAGCTCTTTAACGGTTGGCACCGTTGGTATTTTGATGATGTCCCGTGGCACTAAAATTCGCGCTCCCTTCTGTCTTGTTCAATCGCCACTTCCTCGACGTGCTGCGCAAGCTCACGCTGCATCGTCTCAAGGGCGAACATAATCCCGTGCAGCCGGCCAAAATCGAAGGCGGTACGACGGTCCTCGCCGGGCAGGCGAAGCTCATCGTAGACCAACTGCTGCCTGATCTGATCAATCAGGCGAAAGACATATTCCACGCGCTAATTGCGCTTGGTCGGCGCTGCCGGGGTCGTTGCCTTGGTTGAGGCTTCCTTGAGCCCCATGCCCGCCGCCAGATTCTTCTTCAGGTTTGTCGGACCGGGCGGCATCGGCATCTTTTTCTCAGCCATCACTTCCTCCGTATCTTCCCGCCCTTTTTGGCGCGAAGCGGCAGTTTCCCGCCGGGATCAGCATTCGCAAATTCTTTGGCTGCCTTGCCTTCCTTGCTGTTTTTGTCCTTGTTGGCGAAGGCCCATGCTCGTTGTTTCTGTGATACTGGCGGCATTGATTGCTCCGTAATTTTGTTTCGTCAACGACGCTTCGCGGGTCCGCCCCGACAAAATGCCGGATCGTCATGGTGCCGGGGCATCGGCGCGCAGCCATGAACCGTGCCGCCTTTGCTGAAAGCGGACGCCGGAATGGCTGTATCGAGCCCCTGCGTCGGACTTGGACCCTGCATCTCGCCGGTCGCCAGCTTGGACGGATTGGGCACCGTCATTTTGGGCGGACGGCCCAAACGGGTGAAGGGATTACGATTTCTCATTCGCCACCTCCTGCTGTGGGTTTGGGCCGCATCTTGGCCACTTGCTCAGCCGATTCGTTCCGGTCTTCCGCAATCTTCTCGGCTGATTCATGACCCGCTTCGGCAATCGCCTGCTGATTATCGTGGCCCGCATAGGCGACGTTCTCGGTCGACTGGGTACGGTCGCCCGCGATAATCAACTGCGTGTTGTCGCGGTTCTCCGCGATTGTTTCACGGGAAACACGATCTTCCTCGGCTTTCTGGGCGTCCTGTTGTTGCTTCTGGGCTTCCAGAAGCAAGCGCAACTGCTCACGCCGCTCATCGATATCCTGCTGGCGCTTCTCGATTTCGGCGTTGGTATTGGTCTGATGCGCCTTCAAAGCGGCGTCCTGACGGGTTTTGTCCATGCGCGAACGGATGTCGATGATCTTGGCTTGGCTATCGGATTTGTCCTTCTCGCGCTGCCGTTGCACGTCGTCCTGCGCCACCATGCTGGGGTCCATGGGCACCGGAGGGGCCAGCTTCTTCAGCAAGTCCTTGGCCTGCATGATGATGCCCGGCACTTCCTTCATCTGCTTGGCTGCCAACTCAAAGACATGATCGTCCAACTGGTCCATCATCCTATCGAGCGGCACTTCGGTGCCCTGCGCCATGAACGAATCGAGCGTGATGTCGGGGTTGTTGGTCTGCGTGCGCAACGCCTGCGTGGCGGCCTCCAGCATGGCATCGGAATACCACAGCGACACATGCTCACCGATATGGTTGATCATGATCGGAATTAGCTTCTCGGCCACCGCCGGGTTGGAGCCGAATATCGGATTGCTGAGATAGTCCTTGTGCATGTGGATGTGGGCTTCGTGGTCCTGTCCGGGGAACGCCTTGACCGGGCCGCCGGTCGACGCCGCGACGTTCTCGGCTACCGCGTTCATCTGCTTGGGGATCGGGTTGGGCACGAGGAACTGATCGGGATTGGTCACCCCGTACTGGCGCAGGAAATTGGCCTCGGTGGCGCGCACGTTGTAGATCGGTATCTGCGCCTGATGCATCATCTGGGCGCGCTGGGCAATCGTCTGAGCCATCGCCTTGCGCTGCAAATCCGAGAAAATGCGCGGATCGCTGACCGGAATGACCACCATCGGACCTTGGAAGTCGGCCGGGTTGACGGTCAATTCGCCGTGCTGGTCGATGATGGTCTGCGGCGTCAGGGTGTCGCCGTTTAGCTGGTAGAGCCACTTCAGGAACAGCCGCATCGAACGATGCAGTCGCCCATGCACGGCACCGAAATTCTTGAGCCCCTGCTCGATGAACATCTGGGCTGTACCAACCGGTGTCTGGCCGTTGATCTTGTCATATTCATCAAAGGTGGTCCGGACCACCCCTCGTCCAGCCTCGACAAGAAAGCCCAAAAGCTGGAACAGAACAGGGGACGGTTCATTGAACTTGAACGGCATGAAGGTCTTGCGGATGTCGTCCTGCGCCAACGAGCCTTGGATTTCGGTGATTTCGGTGACGCTGGGCTTCAGGGTCTGGCCGCCTGCCGTCGCGCCGCCTTTGAGCCTGACTCCGGTCTGGGTCGTGTTGAGCATCCCGGCATCCAAGAGTGCGCGCAGGGTGCCAGTCGCGGCACCGGACAGCGAGCCAATCATGTGGGTCATGCCGACCGGATAGCCGCCGCGCCATGGCCAGAACGGCCATTCGATCAGGAAAACAAGGCGTTGCTTGGAATTGTCGTCTTCCCGCCAGTTGCGATAGATCGACAGTACCTTGCGCGCTTCCTCATCGATGGTGACGAGATAGGGCTCCAATGGCCCCTCGTCGTCGTCGAGCAGGCTCATCATCACGGAGGTTTCGTAGACCAGCCGGATGCCGTCGAGGTTCTGGCTCGGTGTCTTGCGGCCTATGATCCGGTCATTGGCCTGTTCCGAATCAGTCTCGTCGGGGATTTGGGAGCCCGTTTCCGCCGAAATGTCGATGGCGGCGATCCACAGTCCTTTGG